TACGCAAACCCTGTGGGTCGTCTACTGGAAACTCGCCCAAGTGCAATTGTGGCTGATCTGGGTCCCAACACTCCGGGCAAACCAAGAGGTCGTAGTTACGACCCTTGATGACTTCACGCTTCAAGATTGAAAGCTTAAAACGCTGGTCACAGCGATCACACTGGGAGATCGCATTTTTGCCAGAAGCAAACCTATTCCCCATTAAGTTCCACCAATGAACTGCTGACGAGGCACAAAGCGAACAGACGCTTTCTCTTGGTCTTCGCCAGCCGCTATCTGCCAAGCTTCGTCATACTGAGACTTCAGCATGGGAATACGCTCAAAACCAGAAGGAATCTTGCCAGCAATGTAGTAGGACAAGCCCGCCGCCATACAGGGAATGAACCTGAACGGCACGTCCATAACGTTGACACCGCCACCCGCATCTTGGGTACGGCGCAGTCTCCAGTACACAAACTGATACGTCTGGGCATTGTCGGGAGTCGGCCAAACTGTGACTGCCGGGACTTGCGCCCAGTACACAATCGCCCCAGCAGTGTGAGCCGCCGCAGTGGTATTTTGTTGGCCACGAAAGCAGCTATACAGGGTATTGCCTGTTATGTATCCGTAGTTGATGATCTCGTTGTCGATCTTGATGAACCCAGATGCGGGTAAACCCGTAGCATTGCTTAACACAATCTCAGTAGACGACGAAGTAATTGTGGTGCTCAGAGTTGCGCTCACGGGCGAGTTCTGGCCATTAAACCGCTGCACCCACACTTGAATTGGGCGAGCTTGTTGAATCTTGTTAGGGATCGTAGCGTAAGTAGAAACACTGATACGGGTGATGGTCAGGTCGGCTTGCGTTGCCGCCACGTTCCCACCCGTGCGAATCACATGCTCCAGCAGATCAATGGTGTCGTCTGGCAGTGCGTAGGTGTTTTGCCCTTGAACCAAGTCAATGATGCCCGGCTCGAACGTCCACATATTGATGCCGCGACTGGCCCAATCTGCAAACATGATGTTGAGGCTACGCCGCGCTGTACGCAGGTCGTAACCCGTGCGCAACTCCGAACCAGCACGCTCGTAGGCTTCCTCGACCAACTCTGTCAGGTCAAGGTTGAATGTTGTTGCGCCAGATGTGACTGCCATTATCTAAACCCTGCTGTTTTCTTCGCAATGCTTTTTGGTTGCGCTACGAATTGTTTTCCGGCTTTTTTACCTGCTCGCTTTGCCCGCGTTGTCGCAGCGTACTCAGCAGGGCTGAGACTTTTGATCGCAGCTTCTGGAAGGTATCGCTCACCTGTTTTGCTAGACGGTTTTCCACTTTTGGTTCTCCATTTTTGGTCAGTCCAATTTTTAAGGGAAGCCTGCGGCGCTTTCAATCTCTGTACCCCCCGCCTTTTGCCTTGTACCGTTTGGCCAGCAACTGCGCTTTTCTGGCTGACCACTGACCTGCCGCCGTACCCTGCGTTGCTGAATTCTTGATGGAATTGAACAGCGACTTACGCATACCCGGTTTGGTGTAGTTGCCAGCAGCATTCACGCCGCCGCCCTCTTTGTACATGTCCACATCGTCAGGATTATCCGTGCGATGGATGACCTTCTTGGTCGGCATCTTCCTGGGGTTGATTGCCCCCATCCCACGGCTTGCCATCATTTGATGATCGTCCCACGGGTCTTACCCCGCTGAGCACAGCCATCAGCACGAGAGGAAGCAGTACCACCCTTGGCGTACTTTTGATCCGGGGTTTCCTTGGTGTACTTCTCATCGTCTGAAATAACTTTGGCGGCTTCCCGCGCTCTGTCAGTACCAGACTTCTCTACCCCTCGGGTTTCGCGCTTCATCTCAGCGGCAGCCTCCCGCTTCTTTCCAGCAGCGGCTTCACGTTCTTTTGCCAACTCGTTGGCCTTATAGGCAACACCAATAGGAGTGGCTGCTACCCCGGCAGCACCAGCGGCACCAATAGCATTTCCAATTTTGCTGGCAATACCACTCCCACCCCCGCCACCGCCCTCAAGCGGTTGGTTGTCCATGCCATGTCTTGTAAAGCGCCCCATGATTCACCTCAATAGATTTTGTACTTGGTCTTGCCGCGAGTGGCAATACCGTCAGCACGTTTAGAAGCCGAAGACATGCCACCACTGGCCATCTTTTTGGTCTTGACTGCGCCGCCTTTTTTGTACTGCCTATTGCGAGACATGATATTCCCGTTGACATCTACATACCCTATGCCGGGAACAAATTTACCAATGGTTGCATCCGGATCAGCAGAATACTTTTGTTCAGCGGCAGAAGGGCGAGCGGCGGCTCGGGCGGGAGCTTGGGCTTGCGGGGTACGACGAGGAACGTAGTTCTTCATTCCTTCTTCTGAAGAGGACACTGTACTGGCAGGCGGTTTGCGGCGAGGAACGTAGTTCTTCATTCCTTCTTCCCGACTCACAATGTTGGGGCGGGCAGGGGCCGCAGCAACAGAACGAGTAGGAGCGGCACGAGCGGGTGCAGGCGCGGAATCCCCACCGGGCTCCTTCGTGTACATACCGGGCTCGAAGTCAGGGTTGTCTAAAGCTGCCATACGCGCCATCTCGGCGTTGCCACGGGCGTCCTCGGGGGAAACTGCGCCAGCGCCCATAGCCGCATCGGGGTCAACCCCGGTGGTTTCTTTGCCTTTTTTGTTGGCCATGTAGGCCAACCCAGCGAGGGCTGCAAGCCCAGCTAAATCTCGTCCTCGTGCCATGTCAGGCTCCTTTTAGGCTTTGCCGCCCTTTTTCATACCCAGAGGTTTGCTGCCAGCCATTTTGACTTGAGTGCCTTTGGTCTTACCCTTGGCAGCAAGTCCGTCCACACTGGGAGCGGCGGTTCTAACAGAACCCATTTTTGAAGCGGCGATGCCACCAGAGGCCATCTTCTTCATGCCACCTTTTTTCATGCCCATCATCTCGGCCTTCTCATGTTTCATCATGGAAGCAGGAGCGCCCTTCTTTTTCATGAAGGCCATCTCTTTACCGACCATTGCTTTAGATTCTTTCATTTCGCCACCTTTGTTAAAAAGTTCAGTTTTGCCCTGATTGGTTTTGGGCTTGTTCACACCTTGCAAATCAGCACGGGTACCCGCGCCAAACTTCTTGCCTTTGTCAGCAGCGGCAAAATCTTGCCCCACGCTTTTAGGGACCCCAACCTTCTTGGCAAACGCTGGATTGTTGGCCACCGCCGCCATGAAGTTATGTTGTTTCTTGCTAACTGAGGGCACTTCGTTGCTCCTTCATGAACATGTCGATCTTGGTTTCTAGCCTGTCCAACCTGTCCATGATTCGATTGATATCTGTGTGCAAGTCTATCTTGGTCACGTACTCTTTGGGCATTTCTTCTCGGGTCTTGTTAATCAAAATCTGAAGGCGTTTGATCTCATCGGACTTCTCTTTCAGATTCCAACCAATTAGCCCCAGAAAGGCCGTCAAAATAGCGTTCCAAACAGCCATCTCCATCAGACAAACCTACCCTTAGTTTTGCCTTTGGTGGCGATGCCATCTGCTGAGTTCACATACCCACCCTCGGCGCAATTCCAAGCCCGTAGGCTCTTGTTAATCCGACTGTTTGGGTCGTTGGCTGTCTTCTCGGATGTGAGTTTTTTCTTCATCCCAGTCATCCTTGCACAGAAAGAGTCGCGCCTGCTGCCGCCCTTGGGCTGCGGGGCTTTTAACCCCGGCTTGCCCGGATTGGCTGCGTTGTAGGAAGCCCGTCCCTTGGCGTTCAAGCCGCCCTTCTCGGATTTGCCTTCCTTGCGTTGCCATGCAGGTGACTTAGCCATAGACAATTGTCACGCCCGTGATGTTGGTCACATCAACGTAAACGCCTGCGGTAAACAAGACGCCTTCACCGGGGATTGGTAGAAGAAACGTATTTGCTGTGCCTGCGGGGGTGTCCACATCAAGCAATAAGTCGCCTGTGTTGTCTGTTCCGTTGTAGAACTTGACCGACCCTGCGCTTGCCCCTGCAAGGCCGTAGACAGTTTTTACACGAGTGCGGTACGCAACTGCTTGCCCGTCTGCCGTCAGTCGCGTTGATTTAACATCAGTCTGCATTCCCATAATCAAACTCCTTTAAAACAGGGGCCGTAGCCCCGTTGGGTTGATTAACTCAGAGCAGCGCCAACAGCGGTAACCCAGGCAGAGCCAGTAGAGATCACAAGGCAGTACTCGTTGTTGCCTGCGCCGTTGTCGCTAATCAAGCGAACTTGACCAGCATTGGAAGCGGCTGCGGTAGGCAAAGCGGCAGTCAAAATGGCGGGCAGATCAACAAAAGAAGAGACCGTAACGCTGGCCACCGAGGTGGCAGTGCCAAAGGTTGCATCAACAGTTACAGCGCCCGTGGTGCCGTTTACAGTGATAGACTGGAAGCCGTTTTGCGAGCGAACTGGGCCGCTAAAAGTCGTGTTTGACATGATTGTTTCCTTACATGCAAGTGGGGCGTATCTGTCTGCATGTCGTCAGCCGGGACTGTCAGATACACCGGGAACCCCGGAATGGAGCCAATATATCACGGTTTTTTATGGGGCGCAACAAATAAAAAGGGCTCCCGAAGGAGCCCTAGTGGCAGGCCAGTCACCTCTACCGTACTGAATCTATCAGGTTGAACCTGAAGAACCCCACATACCGAGGGGATCAGACCAGCCGAAGCTGTAACGCTCACGGGCCTTGTAGCGGACGTTGCCAGTGTCGAAATCACCGTCCATGCTGTTCTGCAAGGGGGTGCGGACAAAGTGCTTCATACCGTTAGGCACGTCAGTGGTCAAGTACCAGCCATTGGTGTCAGTCAAGAAGTGATTGACACAGTAGCCTTCAGGGATTGCACCCATCTGCTTGATAGCGTTGATATCGTTATCAGCAGTAGAGACCCGCAGTTCGGTGTCCAGCAAACGCTTGGCCACGAACATCAGGGCAGGGGGAACAACCATCTTCTTGGGCTTGGCTGCGATCAACAAACCACGCTCGTCCGTCCAAGCGGCGATCTGAATAACGGCGGCTTCCAAAGAAGTCTCGTTCAAATCAGCTTGAGTGGAGGGAGTGTTGCTGTTGACACCACCGGAGATCAAGGGGTGGCTGGCATTGAACAGGGAAACGCCATCACCACCTGCGTAGGTGTTGGAGAAACCGTTGTTAATGACCGAAGCAGCCTTGACTTGCTTGGTGTAAGCCATAGCGCGAGCCAAGGACTTGGTGTAGCGAGCAGACAAGCTGTCGTACAAGTTATCTTCGACCGCTTCTTCAGTGATCGAGAAACCCAAGGCAATGGTTTCGTGCGTATAGCGGGTTGACCAAGCTTCCTGCGCATTGTCATAAGCAATTGCAGAGCCTTCGTTCTTCACCGGAGCGGCGGAGAATCCAGACAGTTTGGTCTCTTCTTCAAACGAACGCT